TGCAGTGACCACAAGAAATGATCCTATGACTCTACCAACTGTGTCAATCTTCATCAAAAAGGGTTGCTCCATGACTCATACTTTTTCATGGTGATGTAACCCTCACGGCAAAGTTCATCAGTAAAGATGCCCCATGCCTCACGTTTTGCGACCTTATCTGTTGATCCACTTGCCTTCCAATTGTAACGAAACTGATCCAGTGCTTGTGCTTTGGTGGTGGTTCGCATCGGTTGAATCCCTTTGACTCTCTTAATATACATGATTTTGGTGCCCTGTGGGGGTTTAGTGGACAGTTTGACCAACTGTCACATGAACAGGTCAGTGAGAGGATTTCTCAGCGATCCGATACGGGTTTGTGCTTCATTAAAATATTTCTCATCCATCTCGATTCCAACGAAGTTTCTATCTGTATTGACACATGCAACGCCTGTTGTACCACTACCCATGGTATTATCCAGCACTGTGTCACCTTTATGAGTATATGTTTTGATCAAATACTCCATTAGTGGCACAGGTTTCTGCGTTGGATGTAAACCCTTCTCTTGCTTGTATTTTAAGACGGTCTTAGGGTAGCGAGACCCCTCTGGGTTGTCCCGATGCTTAGATTGTGCTTCTCCATAAACTTCGCCAATCTTTGCAGTATCAGACTTAAACCCACTGTACGGAGTTGAGTACCACATTTGAGGGTTATATGTTGGTTTCTTTCTATAAAATACCAGGATGTTTTCATGACTCTTAAGAGGCATAACTTTGGCATTCATGGGGTTAGTTCCCTGCGGTTTCTCCCATATCCATTCATACTTTAGGTTCTTGATATTTGAAGCAGCAAGAATTGCAGTGAAAGGTTGTGCAGCAGTGAATAACATTGCCGCATTTTCTTTGCAAATTCTGTTGTACTGCTCCCACAACTTGTCTAGAGGGATAATACTATCCCACTTGCAGGCAGTTGTACCGTAGGGCAAATCTACCAGCAGCATGTCGATACTATCATCTGCAATCGTAGGCAGAAGATCTAAACAATCACCTAGTAGTAAATTCACCATGCAGCAATATCCTTCACGAAGTCACATTCTAGCAGAGCAGCAACATTTGTGCAAATGTAGTCATCATTGCCAACTTTCTTACCACCTTGCTGCACATTGAAATAGCACTTATCGCTCTTCAAGTGTGCTTCAAAGTCTGCTTTGGTGATGAACACAATGCGAGCATCTTTCTCATCAGGGTTGATACCACAGAAGATAAGACGCTCCCAATCTTTACCTACAGAGACATGATTGATGATAAACTTATCAAGAGTCACGCCACCTTTCTTGTTACGAGTAGCAAGAGCAAACTTAATCTCTGTCAGTATTTTACTAATAACACGATCATGTCCTGCGGTAGATGTTGCTGCACGTTCAACTTTGTGTCCAAGATTATTCATCAAGTTAGACACGAATCTTTCACCCAACTCACCCTTTTGCTTAGGTGAGAGATATACATAACCCTCAAAGTTTGTGCCCTTCCAAGGATCTTGGAGGTTGCTATCAATGTAATCACGGAGAGAACCATCTGCAAAGATAGAGTCAAACATAGGTGGGGTGGGTTCCTTTGATACTATTATAATACATGAAAAAAGCGCCCCTGTCAAGGGCGCTGCTCCAGTTCGTTGACTGTCACATGAGGTTGATCATACCATCGGCAAACTCATCAGCGAGTTCAGGGAAGCACAACCAACTAGGATTTACAGCATCACAATCTTCAAACATTGCTTTATAACCTCGACCCATATCTTTGATCACTGCGTAAACCTTTTCTCTGAATTGTTCACGTCGTGCTTGTGCATTTTCTGGAGTCAGTTTTGAGTTAATATCTGTTGCAAATGCAACGACAATGGGGGCATTACTTCTTTGCGTCAAGAGACAAATGTCATGGGCAACAATAACAGCGTTTCGTGCAATTGCTTGAGTGAGAATAACTCGCACACCTTTTTTAGTAAGATAATCTAGATTATCACCAGAATCTTCAATCCAGTCAATCTTATGTTCTGAAATATAGTTCTTCATCTCGGCAGAAGAATATTGCTTACGATCAACAGTAACATCAGGATCATGTTGAATGATACGAAGAACAGCATTAACACTTCTCCGATCATAATTATAAGACTTAATCTCTTCAATCAAGATACTATTGACCTCACACTCTTCTACATTGTTAATCTTCGCGAATAACTCAGAGTTTGGATTCTTATATGAACGAAGAATTGCCGCAGCAGTATCACGATCAGTTCGCGATTTTGCACTATACTTACTACGATTTAATTCAGCACAAGCAAATTTATAGATGTCATCAATATTCATATCTACCAACCAACTGATGATATTTTCTTGATTGGCATCAGCAGCAGCACGATATCGATGAGTTCCATCAAGAATGCCCCAAATAACTTTAATACCTTGATTGTTTACATATTGATACTCTTTAGGCAGACGAAACAGAACTATCGTGTTAGCAGCAGTATTCCAATCAGTGTTGAAAATGTCATTGAGAATTGCATCTTTGTGTCCAATATCAATGTTATGATCTGCACGAACTTGAAACCCCTTAGGTAATACTTCACCAGTCTTATTGTTGGTGATTTCTTTACCAGCAGGATGCACAGTGCGAATGTCAACCAACTGTAGTTGATTGTCAATCATTGCTCCCTTATATTTTACAATAATTTTACTAATATCTTGCTTACAATCCTCACGACAACGATTCAACATATCGCTATTGAATAGCAGGTTCTCATTGATAACGTGCTGCTCATCTTGCACACCGAAGATCTCATCGAGAGTGCTGTAGTCTTGGATCATGTTAGGAGTTGTCATTTGATTAGATTGATTTGATTGGTTAGATTGATTAGATTTACATTGGGATTACGTCCCAACCTTGACCCTCTGGCACCACATTTTCAATAACATGTTGCACAGAATCAAGACCGAAGACGATTACTTGTTGTTGTGAATAGAATCCATTTTTTGATTTGGGTCTAGTCCAACAAACTTTGTAACGATTGTTGCTGTTCATTCAATCTCTGCAAGAACATCGTAGATTGCATCTTGTTCAGTGCCAATCACTGAGGAAATCCATTCATCTTCTTGTACTTGAACCTGATCATTTTCGTCCCAAGAAACTTGGAAATCTTCATCGTACATACTGACCGAATCCATTGTTTTGTGAAGTGATTGCTGATTGTTTCCAGTCTTTCAACTGGCGACGTTTTGTCTTGAGTTTGTGTAGTTCTTCGTCAGAATACCTGACTTCTCCATTTTCACCTTTCTTGATGACTTTGTTCAATAGGCGGATTTCTTTCTCCAACATGATTAGTATAGCGTATAGGGGAGCGGTGTGAAGGGGTCTTGTGTAGGTTTGTCAACCGTCACATGATGAGTTTTTTAGTGGGAGTTACAATTCGATTGAACATATTATTATATTGTTCCTCCAAGTCAGGAGAAAGTTTTGTAATGAACATCACAAATGATTTAGCAATAGTAACATCACTTTCATTTGGATCTTGTAATGGTGCGAATGGAACAAATCCAAGTTGTGTGCCTTCTTGATTAGCAGGAATGGCAACAATAGCATCACTAATGGTGATACTATCAGCAGTCTCTTCAGTCAAATCAGCAACAACATTTTCGCCACTAATAAAACGAATAAATTTCACGGTCATTTGTATAATTCTGCTAGGTGTAATTTGTCTACGATGTCTTGAAGTTCTTTCATTTTATCAAGATAGATGTCTTCAGAGATTAGTTTATCACGATAAAATCTTTTTTGCAAGTCAGAAACATACAAAATTAATGCGTTCTTAACAATCATCTTTTCATCCTTATCGAGGATTGCTGAATGAAGACCAATCACAGTTCATCTCTTCGTATGGTTTTCAGATAGTCAAGAACATATGAACGAATATACATTAGTTCATGAAAACATTCTTGATTGTGAGCACATTGTCTCAACTTAGGGTCGGGTTTCAATACAGACTCTAGAAAAAGATCTAGACCACGATTGAATTTTACATCTTGAGATTCTTTGTCAAAGGTCATCTGATTTAGCATTGAAGGGTGTAATAAATTGAATCTTTAATACCATCCACTATCATCATCACTTTGTCTAAATTTTCTCTTTTTGTTACCTTTTTGAAAGTCATCGTCATAGTTGCTATCATCACCCCATGATCGATTAGTTCCACCTTTTGCACGTTTGTCTCGGATAGATTTGCCAGGAGAATAGTAACCTCGTTCGCTACCACCACGCCGAAAAGTCTTGCCCATTGTTAATGTAGGAATGCTAATAAACTACTAATATATGTATTAAGATTTAGTTGTCAACATCACGGTAAAGTGAAGTGAGGTCGTCATTTTCTGGAAGACGGTATACTTGAGTGCGAAGTTCTTCAAAACAATACCCAACGCCTTTCAAAAAGTCTTCTGTTTTATCAACAACATCATTCAACATCGTTGCTTCAAATTCTTTAGTTGTTACAGTCTGGTCCTCATCGGTACAGATGAGAGTGAATTGAGGCATGATTGTCCTTTGGATACCTGCATATTATAGCATAAAAAAAGGGGGTGCAACACCCCCTGTGACACTTATTTGAACTGGCACATCAATAGATAAACTGAGGGTTATCCGAGTACCCCATTAAATATACCAACTCCTGAGGTCTGCTAGCACCATTAGTCCAACCTCCACCACCTTGTCCCGAAGAAGACATTCTTTGGGAACTTGAATTAGAGTGGAAGTCAGCACCCCAGATGCTCCACATTGTTTGTGGTGGGTTATTACCTCGCCAAGAATCCATCTTACCATTGGATAGGTTACCATCATAGGCAACTAATGCTTGAGAGTCATCATCTGAGTCATGGTTAATACCCCAGACCATAAATTTATTGGCAACAGAACCATTATTACAACGATAGTTTGAACTACCTGTATAACGGTTTCCTGTTGTTGGGTGACCAGAACCAACAATACCAGTGGCGGGATTGCCTTGGTTATAGTTTTGTCCTGCTCTATTGCCTTGACTATTAGCAACGTCAATACTTCTCAGGATTTGATACATACTCTGAGATCCTGAAGGATAGGAAGTTGCTTGCCATCCAACATAATAACTATGACTTGAAACATTAGTATGATTACCATTACCACTAACTAGGGCATAGTAATTAAAATTTCTTACAGAAAAATAGTTGTGATAGACACCAGTTCCTTGTCCAAAAGTAATTTTATTTCGTGCTCCTGTACTATCGATAGTAGCACTGCCAAAATTACCACCGCCAATATATCCAAAACTGTTATTATTAAGTTGACTACTCTTACTTTGATTAGTTGCCATCAAAATATACCATGGTCCTGGAGGTCCAGTAGGTGCAGCAACTCCAGGTTTTCCGTAACCCACACCTCTCATTTTGTTTCCCCCTGAGGAGAATGTAGAAAAAATTGGCATTGTTTATTCTCCGTTCAATTAATTACTACAGTATGTTTGATTTCCAAAAACGAGGAAAGAATTACTACCATTTTTAATGATACTAAATTGATATATGTCATAACCATCATCACCACCGTGATCATCAGGTGCTTCACCATCTAACCACTCAACAGTTCTACCACTACCATCAATATTAACTGCTGATATATAACCACTTGACCCACCATTTTGAGAGATTAACGTAACTAAACATACTTGATTAGTTGCCATTAAACTATCTAATGTTGTACTAGAATTTCCTCTAATGTTAGGGGTCCAATTGCCAGTGTTGGCACTTGTATACAAATGTATATTAGACAGTAACACATCAACACTAGTATTACCATTAGAACTCCCACTGATAGTATTAAACTTCTCAGTAATGGGAGCAGTGTTAATATTTAACCCATCATCACCATTAACATCAAGAGTAGCGTTCGGGATGCTAGCATTGACACCAACTCTGTCATTTACAGAATCGACATATAATGTGTTAGTATCTATAGCAACATTTCCCGTACTCTGAAGATCGATACCAGAACCAGATCCAGAGGAATGTCGTAGAGAGTCTACATTTAATTGAGACATTTTCTATTTTCCTAGTATAAGTCTATTTATAAAGATCAAGTTGATACGCTAAATCCGATGTGAGTGATTTCCTCAGTATCATATGCACTTCTCTTTCCATTTCCACTAGTGGCAGTGCTACCAGCATTCCACCAGTTAGAGTTCTGATGAGAATATGCACCATCTCTTTGTCCAGCAGGATGTTGATATAATAATATCCATCCACTATTCTCACTAAATCCCCAAAGTCTACAGGTTCTTACACCGTTAGCACCACCACCAGA